GCGCTCGTTCCGCAGAACATGCAGAACGAGGTGATTGAGCTCCTGCGCGACCGCACCATCGTGCGTAAGCTCGGGGCGCGAAGCATCCCGCTGCCGAACGGTAACCTGGCGATCCCGCGACTGGCCAGCGGCTCAACGGCAAGCTATGTCGGTGAAGGCAAGGATGTGAAGGCGAGCGGTGCGACCTTCGATGACGTCAAACTGAACGCCAAAACGCTGATCACCATGGTGCCGCTTTCTAACCAGCTGATTGGTCGCGCCGGGTTCAACGTCGAGCAGCTGGTACTGGGCGATATCATCAGCGGCATCTCCACCCGCGAAGATAAGGCGTTCCTCCGCGACGACGGTACCAACGACACCCCGAAAGGGATGAAGGCCGTGGCCACAGCGGGTAGCCGCACGCTTCCATGGGTTGCGGATGAAGAAGTGAACCTGCAGACCATCGATACCTACCTTGATGCGCTGATTCTCATGGCGATGGACGGTAACAGCAACATGCTGAAGTGCGGCTGGGGTATGTCCAACCGCACTTACATGAAGCTGTTTGGCCTGCGCGACGGGAACGGCAACAAGGTTTATCCGGAAATGGCAGTGGGTAACCTGAAAGGCTATCCGATTGAGCGCACCTCGGCTATTCCGGCGAACCTGGGCACGGGCGGCAAGGAGTCTGAGATTTACTTTGCTGACTTCAACGATGTCCTGATTGGTGAAGACGGCGCAATGGTGGTCGATTTCTCCCGCGAGGCGACCTACATCGATGCAGAGGGGAACACCGTTTCCGCGTTCGCGCGTAACCAGTCCCTGATCCGCGTCATCATGGAGCACGATATCGGCTTCCGCCATATCGAAGGCCTGGCGCTGGGTACCGGCGTTACCTGGTAATACTCCGACAATCGTGATTAACAGCCCGCCCCGCGCGGGCTTTTTTACAGGTGAATATCATGGCTCCTAAAACCAAAAACACTCAGAAAGACGATACCGCCACCGACACCAACGCCGAGCCTGCGGTAACGACCGCAGCGGTGGCTGATACTTCGGCACCGGCAGCAGACGCGAACACCGGTTCTGCAGGCGATGCCGGTGGTGAAGGTGATGGTACCGATTCTGATCCTGATGGCGGCGATTCTGCTCCAGGACCAGACGCTAACATCGATTCTGCAGGCGATGCTGGTAATGGTTCCGCACCAGGTCCGGACGGCGGCGATACGGATTCAGCAGGTGATGCGAAACAGGATGAAACCCCAGAGGAACGTATGTCAAAACTGACTGGAAAAGTCGCTTCGGTACAAAACGGGCGCGTCGCGGTGACGTTCCTTGGTCCGTTCAGCCGCTACAGCCGTGGCGATGTGGCCTGCTTTGACAGCGCCGTCGCTCAGGACATGGTGGACCGAAATATCGCCGTCTGGGCAAAAGACGCAGAACGCGCCCTTAAAACGAATAAGGACGATGATGAGCATGATCTTGACATTGGCTGAAGCCAAAACCCAGCTGCGCCTCGAGCTGGATTTTGATGAGCACGACAGCCTGCTGACCAGCCTGATTGACGCGGCTCAGCGCAGCATCGAGCGCAGCTACTACTGCAAGCTGGTAGAGAACCAGGCGCAGCTTGACGCACTGCCTGACGCTGAGACGGGTTACATCATTGATGAAGATATCAAGCTGGCCGCGAAGATGATGGTCTCGCAGTGGTATCTGAATCCCACCGGCACGGCAGAAGGTTCGCCGTCCGATTTGGGCGTTGAGTACCTGCTGTTCCCGCTAATGGAGCATACCGTATGAGTGAACCCCTGCGCCCCGGTGAGCTGAACTGCCGGATAACACTCAGCTACATAGAAACCGGACGCGGCGAGCTCGGCGAGACGCTTCCGGCCCGTGAGGTGATCTCCGGAAAGGCCTGGTCCAGAAAGGAGCTGGTCTCCGGTCGGAAGGTCCGGACGCTGGACCAGCAGCAGGTCGTTGAAACGTGCCTCTTCACGCTGTACCAGCGCAAGGTTGACGTGGACTGGAAGGTATCGACAGCGGACCGGGTATATACCGTTCGCAACGTCGAGCGCCTGACGGATCGGATAATCATCACCGGAGAGGCGGATTCACGCCATGATCGAATCAGCAATTAAAACCGCCGTCGAGCGGATCACCGGGCTGGATACGTACCCGCTGCTGCTTCCGGATACGGTGCAGGAAGGCGCGACGTTTCAGCGTATTTCCGACCCGCAGGTCGGTGACGGGTTGAGGCGGACCGGGCTTTCAGAGGTCCGGATACAGCTTTCGCTTTATGTTGTGGACCGGTACACGTCACTGCTTCAGTTCGACGGGGCGCTCTGGAATGAATGGAAGGGAATTATTCATGGCCAGCTGGAAGGTCAGCCCGTCCAGTACGTTGAGCGTGGGGGCATACAGCAGGGAAAAACCACGCTTCCCAACAACCGCATCCAGTACCGGCTGGTTCGCGACTTCATCTTCACCGTTCCGGAGTAAACGCCATGCAGATGGACATTAAATTCCCCACCGGGAAGGAGTTTGACCGGCTGCTGGAAAGCATCGACAAAAAAGTCGGGGTGAAACTCCTGCGCGATGCCGGACGGGCTGCGCTTGCGGTCGTTGAGCAGGATATGCGGCAGCATGCGGGTTTTGATGAAGAAAGCATCGGGCCGCACATGCGCGACTCCATCAAAATCCGCAGCACCAACGTGGCAGAGACCTCGCGCTATAACACCATCGTTACGCTGCGCGTCGGTCCCAGCAAAATTCACCACATGAAAGCGCTGGCGCAGGAGTTCGGCACCGTCAAACAGGTCGCCGACCCCTTCATTCGCCCGGCGATGGACTACAACGTCCAAAAAATCCTTAAAGTGCTGGCCGCAGAAATCCGGCTGGGACTCGAAGGGCGTTAGCAATCAGGAGAAAGCAAATGGCAGATCAAGAAATTAAATCCCCGTCAGAGTACGCGGTACTTCCGGCCGGTACGGAGGTTCGATACGGACAGAAAGGCGCAACCATTACCACCGCCTCGCTTCTGCAGAGCGCGATGGGGATTGGTGCGACGGGTAAAAAAGGTACCTTCCTTGAAGTGACGCGCCTCATCGACACAGAGCCGAAATACATGGCCGACATGGGCGAGGGTGAGGATAAAACGCTCGTCTTTATTGACGATCCTTCTGATACCGTTCAGGAAGCGCTGCTGAGTGATGCAGACGCGAAAAAAACTGTGGTCTTCTTCATGAAGTTCCCCAATAAGCGCATTTCAGAGGTTGAACTGGTACTGGCTGGCTGGAGCCTGCAGGCCGTTGACACCCCAAAAGGCAAAGTGCTGCAGGTCGAAGTTTACGGTAAGCAGAACAGCGTTAAGTGGACCGTTGATAAGCCAGCCGATGGCGGTGAGTAAACTTATTTCCCCCGCTCCGAACGCGGGGCTTTTTACTGATGACACAGGACAAAAACCATGAACTACAAATCCCTCGTTAATCCGCTGAATACCACTATTGAAAATACGATCCTGGGCCAGAAGGTGTACCTTCGTCGCCTGACCAGTGCCGAGCTGGATGACTATAACGACAACGTTGAAGCCGGACGTCAGGCCAAGCTTCCGTCGCGAGAGCTTTCCGCAATGGGGGTAAACCTGTTTCTGGCGGCGCTGGTCAATGAAGACGGCAGCAAGCCGAAAGCCAGCGAACTGCCCACTGCCGAGCAGCTGATGGCCGCCCACGCGAACGCCGATCTTCTCGCCGCAGTCACGTTCGTTCAGCGCCATTCATACGGCACGCTGGAGGAAGCCACAAAAAACTAACCGACTCGCCCCATCTCAGGCTGCTGTTCACGCTGGCGGACCGATGGGGCGAGAAGGACCCCCGAAAAATAGCCGAGCTTCCGGCGAACATACTGACCCACTGGCAGGCCTATTTCGACATCCTGAGAACGGAGGCCGAAACCCCAGCGCCGGTAAACTCTCCCCCGGTGACTGCTGCGCAATCAGAAAGCGATCAGCAGTTCGCCGACTGCTTCAGGATATTAGGACATGGCTGCTGACGTTGCGTCGTTGGCTGTCGCGCTGCATCTCAACTCCGCCAGTTTTAAATCACAGTTTGCTGATGCTATGCGAACGGCGGACAGCAGCGCCCAGCAATTTAACAGGAAAGTCCAGACGGATAATCAGAAAACCCGGCAGTCGTTTGAAGGGCTGGGAAAGGGGATTACCGGGCTGGACGCCGACTTTAACAAGCTTGGCAAGACGGTCGACAAACGTCTGACCGGGCTGGATGAAATGCGCAGTCTTCTGGCTAACATTTCTGCCGGTAGCAATGTTGCCGGTAGTTCAATTACCACGGCGCTGGTTTCGGCCCTCAGTGAGGGGATGAGCACCGCGCTGGATAACAGCATTACGGGCCTGAAATCCCAGCGGCAGGCCCAGATTGAGTTTACCCAAGCTCAGGTGAGCGCCGCGCAGGGCTCAATAGAGAGCGCCAGGCAGCTGCGTGCTGAAGCTATCGAGAAGCAGAATATCGCGGTTAAGACCATCGAGGCCGCCCGCGCCGACCGCGAGCGCGCCTTTGCGCTCGATGAGCATTTTGCCAAACAGGCCGAGGTGAACAAGCAGTACGGGCTGGCTGTCAACTATGAGGCCGAGCACGTTAAAAACGCCAGAACCATTCAGGAGGCGAATCTTGCTGAAGCAAAGGCGAAGGGCAGTCTTGCAGAAGCGACGAAAACGGTGCTGGCGGCTGATATCGCCGAGTCTGCCGGGAAGCAGCAGCTGGCCACTTCAACGCGCCAGCTCGCCGTGGCCAGCCAGGAGCTGTCGTTAGGTCAGCGAGCTGCGGCAGCCAGCGCAGGTCTGCTGCGTGGCGCAATGGCGATGGTCGGCGGTCCTGTCGGGCTGGCCGTTATTGCCGTAGCCGGTGCGGTGACTGCGATTTACTCGGCCTGCTCCAACAGCGAAGCGGTCATTAAAGGGTATACGCAGGCGTTACAGAAATCCGGCCAGCAGTCCGTTATGTCGGTGATGTATCTGCAGAATCTGACCTCCAGCCTCGGTGATTCAGATCGCGCCGTTAAAGCGGTTACAGCATCCGTATCTGCGGGGTTCGGCGGTAATATGCTGGAGCAGGTTGCCAGCCTCGGTACGCGTATGGAGGAAATCGGGCAGAGTTCCGACGATCTTGTGTCGCTGCTGTCGAGCCTGAAAGGTGATCCACTGCAGGCGCTTCAAAAGCTGACCGACCAGGGGATTTTGCTCAACGGCAGCATGATAGACCAGATAGTCACGCTCGAGCGCCAGGGGAAAACATCTGAAGCAACGGCGCTGCTGCAGCAGGCTGCGATGAATGACCTTGATACCAAACTCAAGGAGCAGGAGTCGAATGTAGGTGGGCTGAAAAGCGCGTGGAAATCGCTGAAAGACTTTGTATCCGATGCGTTCAAAACCATGGGAGATGCGCACATAGCCACCGCGCAGGCGATGGCTGCCGGTGCAGGTGTTGACCTCGACACCACTCCCGACCCGGCAATCAAACAGCGTGAAGAGGCGGAAAAGCAGTATCAGGCACAGAAAAAGCAGCGTGAAGAAATCTCGAAGCGTCTGAAGGATGAAAACACCCTTTCCGGGTTGCTAAAAGCCGGTACATCGCGTGAAAAAGAGCGAGCCGATGCCGTTGCGCTTGTTAATGCCAATTTCACCAAAGGAACGGCTGAATATACGCAGGCAATGCGCGGCATCGACAAAATGTATGCCGAGCAGAAAAAAGCGCGCGAGAAGGCGTACAGCGACGATGCAGCGACCACGCGCCTGAATCAACTTCGGCAGGAAGAGGCCGCGTTGCGCTCCCAGAACGAACAAACCGAGACGCTGACGCAGTCGGAAAAAAAACTGGCGCAGTTCAACCAGGAAATAGCGGACCTCAAAGAGAAACACATCCTGACCGCTGGCCAGCGCAGTATTCTGGCGCAGGAAACGGAGCTGCGTCACCAGCTGGAGATTAACGCCAGCCTGGATAAAGCCAACCAGCAGCGCAAGCTCGGCCTTCAGATTCAGGAGCAGAACCAGGAGCTTTATCGCTCAACGCTTCAGCTGCAGCAGGAATATGCAAACCGTGTCGCCCAGATGACCATGAGCTCCGATGCTTATGACCAGATGGTTGCTGAGCAGCAGGTCCGGGAGCGTTTTGCAAAGCTCCGGGAAGAGCAGGATAAAACGATTGCCGATCACAGTTCCGAACTTTACCGAAAACAAACTGAGGTGCTGAGGGATGAAGAGCAGAAGCAGTTAGAGATTGTCCGTAGCGGCGCGGAACGGAAAAAACAGGTAGAAGGGTCCTGGTTTGACGGCATGAAGAAAGGGCTGACAGACTGGCGTGTTGACGCTGAAAACCAGTTCGCTCAGGCTCGGGATATTGCCATAAACGCGATGGAAGGCATGGGTACAGCCCTCTGGAATGTCGCATCGAAGGGGAAGGGGGATTTCAAATCGCTGGCCGTATCCATTATTGATGATATTGGCAAAATGATTACTCAGATGGTGATGTTTAATGCCATTAAATCCGGCTCGAAAGCCATGGGAATCGGTAGCTGGTTTGGGTTTGCTGATGGGGGTTATACCGGCGACGGCGGCAAGCATGACGTCGCCGGTGTAGTTCACCGAGGCGAGTGGGTGGTGCCGCAATCGGTGGTCAAGAAGCCGGGCATGCTCGGATTCCTGAATCAACTCACTTATGGTAACGGCTATGCAGAAGGTGGGCTGGTCGGCGGCGGTATGGCAAAACCCTCCGCAGGATCGTATTCGCAGCCTTCTTCAGGCCAGGGCAATATCCATTTTTCGTTAACCATTCCGCTGCAGGTTGTACAGCAGGGCGACGCGAGTCAGGAATCTTCACCAACAAATCAGGATATCCTGACCAGTGAAACCAAATCCCGGCTGAAGCAATTTGTTATGGAGACGCTTGACCGTGAACTGGCCAACGGAGGAATGATTGACACCAAAATGAGGACGGCCTGATGGCATTGCAGACGTTTACCTGGTCTCCGCGTAATGGTCCAGTGGGAGACATAAAGTACCGAACCAGCAGCGTACAATACGGAGATGGCTATAAGGGCGTAACCGGAGATGGCATTAACCCGGAAACGCAGTCATGGCCATTAACGTTCACCGGTACGAATGAGGATATGAAGCCTGTGCTTAAGTTTTTGCGCGAGCATGGTGAAGTCAGAGCATTCAAATGGACCAACCCGTTGGGGGAGATAGGGCTTTACAGGGCATCCCAGCTGAAAGTTACCGCGCTTGATTTTGCGCGTATGACAATTACAGTCACGTTTGCTACGGCATATCGTGCAGAATCAATATAAATTTGAGGGAGATGAATATCATTTTGCTATGATACTTTCTTTGAAAAAAGGGAATGTTGTCATGCTTAAAATATGTGGATTTGCAGTTCTTGCGCTTGGTGTTATATGCATCATTATGGGCCTTGATATGGATGTCACAGTGAGCTCAGGTGCTCAGATGAACGTATATAACACGGGCCTCATTGCCTCCCGACAGATGACTATCTCAATCGGGTGTTCACTTTTGGTCACCGGCGCAATTCTTTTGTCAGGTGGTATTTTGAAAGAAGCGATTATCAAGAGTGTCTTACCACAGACAAAAGCAGGCACGGAATCACCTGTTCAGGAATCGCAATTTGTAGAAAAGACCACAGACGGTAGCTATATTCTGAGTGAAAATGCAGTTCGTCATTATGCAGAAAAGTTGCATAACGAAATGCCAGATAATACCGCTCTGTCCGTTATGGTCACTAATGCACCACATATTGAAAGAATAAAATCGGCTATGTCTCCTGAATTAGCTAAAAAGTTTGAAAGGCTACTGGAAGTACACTTACAAGCCATTAAATAACGTTTAAAAGGCACCATATAAACCCCGCTTTGCGGGGTTTTTTGTTATGTGGCCACGCTTTTGTATGAGAGGTTTCTATGGGCATTGCTGCTGACGATCAAAAACTCCAACCCGGGAATACTATCACCTTGTTTGAAGTCGATGGCACCGCGTTCGGAGCCGACGTTCTCTATTTCCACAACCATGCAATACCCTACACCGAGGCGGAGATCGTCGCTGCTGGCGATGATGAATCAAAGCTTCCCGGTAAACCGATTTACTGGCAGGGCATCAGATACGAGCTCTGGCCATGCCAGATTGAGGATATCGAAGCCAACGGAGAAGGTACGCCAGTATCGCCAAAATTATCTGTTGCGAATCTGGATGGGTCGATCTCTGCGTTGTGCCGCCTGTTTCAGGATATGAAACAGTCAAAGGTCACCATTCACCGAACGTATGCCCATTACCTCGATGCCAGTAACTTTCCTGATGGAAATCCGCAAGCCGATCCGACAGCCGAGCAGCTGGAGGTGTTTTACATCGACAGCAAAACTGCAGATAACGAAACGGATGTTCAGTTCAAGCTGAGCTCGCCTGTTGACGTGACCGGACAGAAGGTTCCTGCAAGGCAAATGACCAGCAGGTGCGCCTGGTGCCTGCAGGGCCAGTATCGCGGCGCGGACTGCGGTTATACCGGCACCAGGTATTTCGACAAATTCGGCAATCCGGTTGATAACCCTGCAGATGATGTCTGCTCTGGCACGGTTGCTGGCTGCAAACTCCGTTGGGGGGAAGATGAACAGCTGCCGTTTGGTGGTTTTCCGGCAATTGCGATCACGAGGATTTAGTCATGCTGAGCCAGCGACTTATTACCGCTATTGAAAAACACGCAGCAGCAGCTTATCCCAATGAATGCTGTGGGCTGATTGTCCGCTCAACGCGACAGCGCCGATACATCCCCTGCAATAATTCACACGATAAACCCGCTGAGCACTTCATCATTTCTGCGCAGGCCTGGGCAGAGGCTGAAGATTTGGGGGAAGTGCTGGCTATCGTTCATTCACATCCGGATGCAGGTCCGCATGCATCTTCGGACGATCTGAAAGCGTGCCATGAATCCGGCTTGCCCTGGATAATCATGTCATGGCCAGGCGGTGAATACACGGTAACAACACCGGCAGATAAACCGCCGATTCTCAAGCGGCCTTTTATACACGGAAGCTGGGATTGCTATGGGCTCATCAGGGACTGGTACCAGCAGGAGCGGTGTGTCGAATTACCTGATTTTCACCGTGACGACAACTGGTGGACACGCGGCGAAAACCTTTACGTGAAACATTATGGCGAAGCGGGTTTTTATTCACACTCTGACGAGCTGCAGGTGGGGGATGTGATCCTGATGCAGTATATAGCGGAAGAAATCAACCACGCAGGCATCTATCTGGGTGACGGGAAAATGCTGCATCACATGTACGGAAAACTGAGCGAAGTTGTTCCCTACGGCGGCATGTGGCGTGAGAGAACAATGCTGACCTTGAGGTATCAAGATGGCACAGAACACAGTTGAGAAAATCGTGCTTGTGCGGCTCTACGGCAAGCTCGGGGCTTTATTTGGGCGTGAGCATCGTCTTTCCGTTTCATCGGTGCGAGAGGCTGTCAGGGCGCTCTGTATCATGCTCCCCGGTTTTGAGCGCTGGCTGGAAACCAGTGAAGAACGCGGCGTGACATACGCCGTTTTTAATGGCTCAAGAAATATCAGCGATCAGGAGCTGCGTCTGAATGGCGTCCATAAGGTTATCAAAATTGCCCCGATGATTATTGGCAGTAAAAAAGCGGGGGCTTTCCAGACAATATTTGGCGCGGTGCTGGTAGCTATTGGCGTCGTGTTGAGCTTCACGCCAGCAGCGGCGGCCTCACCGTTCCTCTACAAAATGGGTGCGGCGATGATGCTTGGGGGAGTTGTACAAATGCTGACCCCCAGTGGTACGCAGGGTATGACGATGGACTCGGGCGAAAGCCGGAAAAGTTATTCGTTTGGCTCCCCAATTAACCAGTCGGCTGCCGGAAACGGGGTCAATCTTCTCTACGGGAAACGGTTGATCGCCGGTGTTCTTATCAGCGGCGGCATCTACGCAGAAGAACAACAATAACGCTCATTTCGCGTCATATTTAGTTTTCCCGCTCAGGCGGGATTTTTTTTGCCCGGAGTTTGTATATGGCAGTTATCAAAGGTTCGAAGGGCGGCGGTGGCAGCAGCGATAAAGGTGGTAATCGCGGTACCGAAATAGCCTCCATGGCGTATATGAAAATTCTGCTGGCGCTGACGGAAGGAGAAGCTGCGGGAGATTTTACTGGCAAGGATATTTATCTCGATGGGACTCCACTTCTTGATGATGCTGGCAACGCAAACTTCCCTGGCGTGACGTGGGAGTGGCGTAGCGGTACTGTTGATCAGGATTATATTGCGGGGTTTCCGGCAGTTGAGAATGAAATCAGTGTCGGCACGGAGCTGAAATACGGGACGCCGTGGGTTAAATCCATTAACAACACGCAGCTATCGGCAGTGCGTTTGCGGCTAAAATTCCCAAACGGTGTTTATGCACTGCGAGACAGTGGCGGGAAGAATGGCTATCGGATTGAGTTCGCTATCGATATTTCAACCGATGGCGGCTCCTACGTTGAATACGGTAGGGATGAAGCAGACGGCATTGCAGACGCCGGGTATGAGCGGAGCTATCGAATTGACCTGCCGGCAGCGACATCAGGCTGGCAAATCCGCGTCCGACGCCTGACGGAAAATACCAGCGACGGACGGCATGCGGATGTATCACGTATTGAGTCGATGACCGATATTGTCGATGCCAAGCTGCGTTATCCGCACACGTCGCTGCTGTTCATCCAGTTCGACTCGAAGCTGTTTGACGGCAGAACGCCAAACGTCACCGTTGAAATGAAGGGAATAATCGTCCGTGTACCGTCGAACTACGATCCGGTTTCCCGCACTTATAGCGGTATCTGGGACGGAACGTTTAAGTGGGCCTGGACGAACAACCCTGCCTGGATTTTTTACGATCTCGTGCTGAACAAGCGATACGGTCTCGGGAAAAGGCTCACAGCTGATTTAGTTGATAAATGGACCCTGTATCAGATTGCACAGTATTGCGATGCGCCGGTTTCGGATGGCGCAGGCGGGAAAGAGGCACGGTACCTCTGTGATTTGTACATTTCGCAGCGTACTGATGCATGGACCGTGCTGATGGATTTGGCGAATATCTTCAGGGGGATGATCAGCTGGTCCAACAATCTTCTGTCAGTTGATGCTGATATGCCCCGCGAGCTGGACCCTGACTTTGTGTTCAATAAGTCGAATATTGTGGGCGCGTTTAATTTCTCCAGCACATCGGAGAAGACGAACTATTCATCAGCAATTGTCACTTACAGCAACCCGGCCAACGGCTATCAGGACGATCAGGCGAGTGCCTGGGTACCGGAAGTCTCGAGCCGATTCGGGTTTAACACCATAGAGATGTCCCGCATCGGGTGTACGCGGGAATCAGAAGCGCAGCGGCACGGGCTTTACGCTATTGAAACGAACCGTGATGACAATGGCGTGGAGTTTAAAACCGGGCTGGAAGGACGCATTCCGCGTATAGGTAAGGTGATCGGCATCAATAACGCCCCGTTGGCCGGTCGTGACAACGGCGGTCGCGTGGCGGCAGTCTCCGGAACGAAAATCACGCTGGACCGCATTACGACCGCGAAAGCGGGAGACACTCTTATCGTCAACCTGCCAACCGGTAAATCCGAAGGCAGGAAGGTGAGAAGCGTTTCCGGACGTGCCGTTAACGTTGAGACAGCCTATAGCATCTCCCCAAACCCTGAATCAGCGTGGGTACTTGATCAGCCCGATTTAGCTATTCAGCTGTTCCGGGTTAAGCGGCTTGTCGTTAATTCGGATAATACGATCACCATTAATGGCTTACCTTACAATCCGAATAAGTTTCCGCGCGTTGATGACGGAGCTGTGATTGAAGACAGGCCTGTAAGCGTGGTACCGCCACGTGGACAGGGCATGCCAGAAAACATCACTATTTCCAGTCAATACTGCGTTGAACAGGGGATAGGCATCACCACGATGATTGTCACGTGGGATACCGTCAAAAATGCTGTTGCCTATGAGGCGCAATGGCGTCAGAACAACGGCGACTGGATTAATGTTCCTCGTACCGGTAACACCCGCTTTGAAGTCGATGGGATTTACGCCGGACGCTACGTGGTCAGAATCCGGGCGATCAATGCTCTGGATATAGCTTCGCTCTGGGCAACCACCGCTGAAACAGAGCTCACGGGGAAAGTAGGTAAACCCCCAATGCCTGTGGGCCTGGCCACCCAACCTTTAGTTTTCGGCATCGGTATTTCCTGGGGATTCCCGTCCGGTGCGCAGGATACGCAGAAGACAGAAATTCACTACAGTGCAACGGCGAATGGCGATTCACCATTACTCCTTTCGGATGTGCCTTATCCGTCTTCCTCATACCAGCAGATGGGGTTACTGGCGGGGAAAACGTTCTGGTATCGGGCAAGGCTCGTTGATCGATTAGGTAATCAAAGCGACTGGACTGAGTGGGTTTTCGGCCAGTCGAGCACTGATGTTTCTGATATCACTGATGCGATTCTGGAAGATATCAAAGAATCGGACACGTTTAAGGATCTGATCGAGGGCGCTGTCGACGGCAACGAAAAAATTGCTGGCATGGCAGACGACATTAAAAAGAATGCTGACGAACAGGAGAAACAGGCGCAGGCCATTAAGGAAAATGCTGATGGGCTGGCGCAGGCAGAGGTGAAAATCGACGAGATTTCAGTTTCGATGGACGGTATGTCCGGAGGAGTGAAGAACTCTGCTATCGCCATTATCCAGAACGGACTGGCGCAGGTGACTTCACGCCGTTCTCAAACTGTGACCAATGCAGGGAACAGCGCCAGCATCGACCGTATCGACACCACCATTGCTGATACCAGCGAGGCGGTTTCCCGTGCGCTGGTTACGCTGGATGCATCTGCAGGGGGCAATGTTTCCAACTCAACAGACCTCACTGAAACGTTAGCGAACTTTACCCAGGCCTCGGCCACAAAGATAAATGCACTGACGGTGACAGTGAACGGCCAGACGGCGGCGATCAACCAGACGTCGCAGGCTATTGCTGATGTGAACGGTAACCTCAGTGCGATGTATAACATCAAGGTGGCGGTGGATGCTAACGGTCGTCAATATGCAGCAGGGATGGGGATCGGCGTCGAAAATACGCCTTCAGGGATGCAGTCTCAGGTGATGTTTGTGGCTGATCGTTTTGCGGTTATGTCACAGGTCGGGGGAGCAGTCACGCTACCGTTCGTGATTCAGAACGGGCAGACCATTATCAGGGACACGGTAATCGGCGATGGGACCGTTGGGAATCTCAAAATCGGTAGCTACATTCAGTCCTCTACCTGGGACGGGACCGGAAACGTTGGCTGGCACATCAATAAGTCAGGGTATGCAACGTTCAACAATGTGACCGTTCGCGGCTCGATTTACGCCACAAACGGTAATTTTTCCTTCAATGGCTCGGGCAACACAACGGTTATTAATGGTAATGGCGTGACCATCAATATACCGGGTGGAGGCAGGATCGTACTTGGGACATGGTGATAATATGCCGACAGGGTTATTGATAGAACTGAACGATGGCGGGAAGCGTATGGAGATAACGGCGGGCCTTAGATGCCCGTCTTTTGGAGGCAGCTTTGATACGGGCTACCAGAAAGCAAAGTACGTGGACATCGCAGGTTATGTTTCAGGGGCGCAGGTGCTGTTTATACCGCATGCTACCGCCTATGTTGATTCAGGGCTGTGGCATAAAATGAATTCCGTCAGTATCTCTGGTGGCAGGGTTACGCAGAATTCGAGAATGCAGGCTCTTGGCATTAGTGAAAGAGATAGCACTTATACGTTTCCCGGTAGTGTCTGGCAGATATTTCCGACAGGTCAGCGAAGCGGGGTGGGCCTGCTCATCAGCGACAGTACTGACTTCACCTCGATAACTAATGCGACTCAGTCAGGACAGTGTATCTGGAAGGGTACCGTTAGTGTTCCGACCGGAGGATGGGCGGTACCTACGATAGCAGGATACGACAAGTCGAAGTATGTCGTTTTCGGGCGCTGTAACAGTGGTAACACGATTGACTTTGACGGTTACACGGTCAGGTTCTTCAGTCCTCCCTCAACAAATGATGACGCACCGGCAACCGGGACGATAGATATCGTTATCTTCGCCAGCGGTGTAGCACCGCAGCCAGGTACCGGGCTTAATATCTTCAATGCTGCAGGGGCCTGCACCTTTTCAACGACAAAACGGCCTTTCGTATACCTCAATCAACTCTGGACCCCTTCGACAAATGCCGTGAGCATCGGTAGCGGATATGTTCCGCTAGGCAGGTTTGGGCTTATGGTGCATACGGTAAATGGCATGTACGTATATCGAATGTTCGGAATAAAAATACAGAACGGCAGCGCTTCAGTTCAGGGCGGGAAATATCTTGGTCGCGAGCAGTATGCCATTTTTGGTAATAACACGGTAACGTCGCTCAGCCTTCCTGTTTTGCCCGATATGTACGTCTGAATTAACTGTTTATTCAAATCAACCTCGCTTCGGCGGGGTTTTTTATTGCCTGGAGAAAATATGCTTTATAACACTGGCACCATCGCTATTAATGGAAATACCGCAACCGGCACCGGCACAAACTGGACGGCTCCCGCCAGCCAGGTTCGCGCTGGCCAGACAATTATCGTCATGTCTAACCCGGTCCAAATGTTCCAGATTTCAGCAGTAAACAGCGCCACGTCAATGACGGTTACGCCAGCTGCTTCACCGGCGCTGAGCGGCCAGAAGTACGGCATTCTGGTATCAGACAATATTTCGGTCGATGGCCTGGCGCAGGCGATGTCTCAGCTCATCAAAGACTACGACGAGAATATCGGTGCGTGGGAGACGTTTGCCACAACCTCGGCAAACCAGAGCATCACTGTCACCATTAACGGCAAGGCAGTAAGCATTCCAGCGATCGGCAAGTTACTGCAGAAAGGAAGCAATGGTGCGCTGGGGATTACTGACGGCGGTACCGGCGCAAAGACCAAAGAAGACGCTCGCACAAACCTCGGTTTGGGAGATA